ATAAGCAGATAATATTTATCTCTTCAGATGAAACCAGTTACATTTATTGACTGGGCTAATCTGAAAAGAAGATTACCTTTGTATTTCCTGCGATAATCATACAGCATGTTACTATATGTAGAACAATCCAAAAAGTACGAAAAGCTAGTGCCTTCCGTACTTCCTGTTGGGTGATGGGTAAAAACTCTGGCTTGTCATCGTCAGTTACACCTATTGGCATACCAACTGTTCGCGACCAAAACTTTAACCACCGCCGCTGTCCACTCATTACATTGAGTTCTTCTTCTCAATGATTTCTTTTCTGCGATCTTTGGTAAGTTTACCTAAGTCACCAAGTGCCTTTCGGGCTCTTGTTGCAGCAGCTTTTACACCTTTCTCTTCGAAAGTTGCATGCTCTGCCAAGTAGTTGTTGTACGATTGTACAATTTCTTCATGTGTCGCCATAATGCTCTCCAGTTTTATGTTTTACAAATTTATTTAAGTGATCTGCGTTTAAGGGGTGTTAAAAGTGGTTTAGCTAGGATTGCCAACGTTTACGTTAGCACTACCTGTTGCAGCATCTCCACATGTAGCAAGGTCACCTGCGTTTACAACAGCAACTCCGCCAATGAATACATTGTTAGAACCTGCTATCATAGTTGGACTAGCATGGGCGCCAGTTCCGTGACCTTCTACATCGTCGCCGTCAACAATGACTAGTTCACCGTTTGCAAAAACAGTGGTCTGACTTGGAATTAAATCGCCGTCAGCTGTATCATTGTTGCGACTAATTCCAGGCATTAAGTTACAATACCTGTAGTTTGTTGGACATATTGCTTTGAAATTTCTTCAAGCGTTATGCCTACTGTCATCACATTAGTACTTTTAAATGACATTGACTGATCATTGCTTGTACTAAACATGAATGGTGCTAGTGCAAGGCCTTGCTGGCCCATTACTATTGCCATTGGCTTCTTGACTTTAAAACCTGTATCGGTTTCTTCTTCCAATCTGCCAATAATTTCTTCACCAGTTGATAGTTTCATTGAAACTACATCGCCGATGCCGTGTGTTTTTTGAATCAACATTATAATGTGTGTCCTGTACCATTGAACCCGGTGTTTTCAATGTAAGTTAATAAATCTGTATACCCGCCTATATTTTCACCGTTAATTTGTATCTGGGGTACACTCCTTGCTCCCGGAACAGCTTCGAGTAAGTCTTCTAACTCTACATCAGTTCCAATCAATTTTACTTCGTAATTCACATGCAATGCATCTAACTTTGCTTTTGCCTTATCGCAATAAGGACATTGTGTCTTACTCCATACTACTACATTTGTCATAGACTAAATCCTTTAAGTGATTCCTCACTTACGTCTTGTTTAATACCGCCGATAACATAAGACTCAACTTCTGTTTCTTGTGGGGCTACCTGCAAGCCTGAACTACTCAACCAATGTGTAGTCCACGGTAGTGGGTTAGTGTTTACAGGTTGGTCAAAGATTGCATCTAGTCCTAATGCTTTTAATCGTCTGTTAGCAATATATTCTACATACTGATTAAGAAGTGTTGCATTAAGTCCAATCATTGAACCATCTTTAAACAAGTACTCCGCCCATGCTTTTTCTTCTTCTACACAGGTACGCCACATTTCATATACTTCTTCCTTGCACTCTTTAGCAATTTTAACAAAGTCTGGATCGTCTTTACCGTTAGCCCAGTTCTTAAGAACGTGTGTGCTAAGTGCTAGATGTTGTGCTTCGTCACGTGCAATTAATGAAATAATCTTTGCAGATCCTTCCATTAGTTTTAGTTCGCCAAAGCCAAACGTACATGCAAAGGAAACATAAAAGCGAAGTCCTTCTAGGATATTTACGTTCATCATTGCCAAGTATAGTTTCTTTTTGACATCTCGCATGTTGCCTTCGCCTCTGTGATTAAAAGCATCTGCGGCGTTAGTAAATGCATCATAGTTCTTTGTAACGGCTTCTGCACGTTTTAAGATCTCTTTGTCATCTAAGATAGTGTCAAACACTTCACTTGGATCAGGATACACATTCTTCATGATATGTGTGTACGAACGTGAGTGAATAGTTTCAAAGAAGTCCCAAGTAACAATACAGCCTTCTAGCTCAGGCAATGACACATGCGGCAAAAATGCTAGGCATGGACCTCGTCCTTGAACACTGTCAAGTAGTGTTTGGTACTTTAAGTTTGCTGTAAAGATATGCTTCTGCTCAGGGCGGAAGTTAGCATAGTCTGCTCTGTCTTTTTGTAAACTTACTTCTTCTGGACGCCAAAAATATCCAAGCATCGTTTGGTTTAATTTATCAAACACAGGAAACTTAAATGTATCATATCTCTGCGTGTTCATATCTGCTCCGAAGAACATATTTTGTTTTGTAAAATCAACCTTATCAGTGTTGAATACTGTTTTTGCCATGTTAAACTTTCCTCTTCCTATGTATCTATACTACTATCATTTATGTTTGTTGTCAAGCATTAAATTGCACATGCTTCGCATTCTTCTTCATCGTCTTCGAATGTGCTTGCTGGTAATGCTTCTATTGTTGGTTCGTCTTCTAATTCGCTTGGATCTGTTTTGTAATCGTATGTGTTCTGATAGTAACTTGTTTTCCAACCTAGTTTGTAAGTTGTTAGCAAGTCGTTTATCATCTTACTCATTGGCACTTCGTTGTTTTCAAAGTGCGTTGGGTTGTAACTCCAGTTACCACTAATTGCTTGATCAAAGAACTTCTGCATAACCGCTACTACATTAATGTAGCCTTCGTTGCTTGGCATGTCCCACAACAGTGTGTAGTGATTCTTTAGCGTTTGATACTGCGGAACAATCTGCTTAAGAGGCCCTTTCTTTGACTTCTTAACGGACAAGTATCCTCTAGGTGGTTCGATTCCGTTTGTTGCGTTCGACACAACGGAGCTGCTCTCTGAAGGCATTTGTGCGGACAATGTGCTGTGCCGTAGACCGTGCTCCTTAATGTCATTGCGTAGGCTATCCCAATCATAATTTAATTTATTCTCCACTACTGTATCTACATCTTTCTTATAAGTGTCAATAGGAAGGATGCCGTCAGCGTATTTAGTACGATGGAAGTACTCACAAGGGCCTCGTTCCTGCGCTAATTTGTTACTTGCTTTAAGTAAGTAGTACTGGAATGCTTCGCTCAAGTCGTGTACTAGTTTCCACGCTTTAGGATCGTCATACTTAACATGATTCTTTGCAAGGAAGTGTGCTACTCCAATGTAACCTACGCCCAAACTGCGGCGAGCCTTTGTACTAATCTCAGCGGCTTTAATTGGGTACTTTTGGTAATCAATAATTTCTTCTAATGCTCTTACAGCTAACTCACATAGTTCGCCTAAGTCGTCTAAGTTCCTTAGTGTACCTACATTAATAGCACTAAGAATACATAATGCAATTTCGCCTTCTGGATCATCAATGTGATTAAGTGGCTTAGTTGGTAGTGTAATTTCTTGACACAAGTTGCTCATATAAACTTTATCTTTAAACGAGCTGTGTGTGTTACAATGGTCTACGTTCATAATATAGATACGTCCTGTTTCTGCACGTTCTTTAATTAATGCAGAAAACAAATCCATTGCTGATATAGTATGCTTCTTAATACTTGTAGCACGTTCATACTTTTCGTATAGTTCTTTAAACTTGTCAGCGTCACCAAAGTATGCTTCATATAATCCAGGTACATCATGTGGCGAGAACAAAGTTATATCGCCACCAGATAACAATCTTTGATACATTGTTAAGTTAAGTTGTATACTATAATCTAATTTACGCACACGATTGTCTTCAGTACCTTTGTTGTTCTTTAGTACAAGAATGTCTTCAATCTCTTGATGCCAAAAAGGAAAGTGTGTAGTTGCACTACCGCCACGTACTCCGTTTTGTGTACAACAACGTACTGTGCTTTCAAACTTCTTTAAGAAAGGAATGATACCAGTGTGTGCCACTTCTCCGCCACGTATTTTCGCATTGACGCCACGTATGCGTCCAGCGTTAATGCCAATGCCTGCCCTTTGAGCAGTATACCTGCCGATAGCCATATCACTAGCAAAAATACTGTCAAGAGTGTCATCACTGTCAACAAGTACGCAAC